CCCGATTTCTCGGAGGTTTCTTCAGCCGTGTGTTCGACCGGAGTAGCGGCTTGTTACTCGACAAGCCCTGTGACGACTCCATCAAAGCCATTCGTCAGCTAACGCTGATGTTTGGTAAGATGGAACTCAAGTGCTCCCCAGCACGAGAGTCATTGGCCGTTAGGGGTTATATCGAGTGTGAGCAGGAAGTCCGTTTGTTCGACAAGGAACTCTCCGAGAGCGATCTTAGAGAGTTCGTTAATATGTCGGACATGCTGTTCAGGACCGTTTTCCGAAAGGTAGACAGAGATGTCTATCTTGGTCGGTACGTTCCCCGGCACGGACCAGGATCGACTGCTGACGGACTTAAGGGAAACCAAAAGTTCCGTCAGGAGACCTGGACCGAACGTCTCGAGTTCTCCGGCCTCGCGGCCGGTGAGAATCTCCTCCCTAACTGGCGAAGTTATCGTCAGCTGGAAGGGGTTGACTTCCTCGAACCTGGTACGGAGGTACCTGTCAAGGTAACCCTCGTTCCTAAGACGCTGAAGACTCCGCGTGTGATCGCCATGGAGCCGACTTGCATGCAATACATGCAGCAGGCGGTACTCCAACGATTGCTCGCGTACCTCGACAAGGATGACTTCCTTTCGAGGGTTATCGGATTTGACGACCAAACTCCTAACCAGGAGCTGGCTCGCCGTGGTTCGATTGATAACCGAACTGCTACACTCGATTTGAGTGATGCATCCGATAGAGTCTCTAATCAGCTCGTTCGTGGCATGTTGCGTCATTGGCCTCATTTGTCAGGGGCTGTTGATGCGACACGGTCACGCCGGGCAGAACTTCCTACGGGCGGAGTGATCCGCCTCGCGAAGTTCGCGTCTATGGGTTCAGCGCTTTGCTTTCCCATCGAGGCGATGGTTTTTACAACATTGATCTTCGTTGGGATTCAGAGATCGCTTAACAAGCAGCTTTGCCGCAAAGATCTAGTATCCTTTGCGGACTCGGTGCGTGTCTTTGGGGACGATCTAATTGTCCCTAGAGATCATGTGCCCTCCGTCGTCAGCTCACTCGAACATTTCGGTGCTAGAGTGGGTACTGACAAGAGTTTCTGGACTGGAAAGTTCAGGGAGTCTTGTGGTCGGGAGTACTTTAATGGATCGGACGTCAGTATAGTCCGGGTCCGGCAAGCGTTTCCGACACGACGGCAGGACGCAAGTGAGGTTATTTCACTTGTTTCGCTACGTAATCAACTGTATTACAGTGGTTACTGGCAGACAGTGAAGTGGTTGGATGGACAAATCGAGAAGGTACTGACACACTTTCCGACTGTCCAACCCACATCCTCACTGCTGGGCAGGGTGAGCTTCTTGTCCTATAAAGCAGAGGCCCAATGGCAGCCGCGCTCTCACGCGGAAGCCAAGGACCTCTTGCCTAAGGATAGGCGGCTTCACCCACGCCTTCATATCCCCTTAGTTAAGGGATATGTAGTGGAGGCCAAACCCCCTCGAGATCTTCTGGGGGGGACTGGTGCCCTGCTTAAGTGTCTTCTCAAGCTGGACGAGGGGAGTAGCTTAAGGGATTCAATTCCCTGCTCTCCCGACAGCACATCGCTGGACGGATTTCGATCCGTTCCGCGGAGCTCCTATGGGGAGCGATCCCCTAGAGTTAATGAGAACCACCTAGAGCGTTCTGGACGCCCCAAGTCGTCAACACTAAAACTTGGGTGGAGATCACCCCTTTAGGGAGTGGTCGGGGCCAGTATAACTACTGACCTTGAGGGAGAGTCCGAAGTTCCCTTCTAGGCGGCTAATAACCGCTCGAAGGGTCCTGACCGTACGGATACCCTGTATGGGATCCAAGCGGCTGGACTTTTATGTCGTCGTGAGACGGCA